ACCTCTTCAAGTCTAAGTCATTGACAGGCATTATGACAAAGCTTCATAATGCAAAATACAGATTTGGTTTTACGGGCACCCTTGACGGTAGCAAAACACATAAGTGGGTATTGGAAGGATTGTTTGGAGATTGTGAGCGTGTAACTAAAACAGATGATTTAATCAAGTCTGGATATCTTAGCAAATTTAGGATCAAAGTGCTGCTATGTAAGCACGCTCCGCAATACTTTGAAAGCTATCATGATGAAATTGATTATCTTGTTCAGCATCGTGGCAGAAATAATCTTATCAAAAACCTAGTCAAGGACATAGAAGGGAACACTCTTGTATTGTTCAACTATGTTGAGAAGCACGGAGAACCTCTTTTTGAATTAATAAATAACACCATAGACCCCACACGAAAAATCTTTTTCGTTCATGGTGGAACTGATGTAGAAGACCGAGAAGAAGTTCGTCAGATTACTGAGACTGAGAACAACGCTGTTATCATTGCTTCATACGGCACTTTCTCTACTGGTATTAACATCAAACGATTACACAATATTATCTTTGCATCTCCAAGCAAATCAAGAATTCGTAATCTCCAATCTATTGGACGTGTCCTCAGGAAAGGCGAAGGCAAAGACATCGCGACCTTATACGACATCGCTGATGACATCGGCGGACAAAATTACACACTCAAACATTTGAATGAAAGAGTAACAATTTACAATGAAGAGAACTTTAAGTATGAGGTTATAAAAGTAAACCTTAGAGCAAATTAAATATGGAAGAAGAATTCCTAGCGACTATAAAGTTAATTACAGGCGAAGAAATTATTTCAAAAGTTTCGTATCTACCAGATGAAGATAGTCTGATACTAGAAAACCCGATGGAAGTTAACCATGTAAATCAACAAAAGAAACAGGCAACAACCAACGGGTTTTTTCTAACAGAATGGATTCACTCAACATTTGATCACTTCTTTGTTCTCAATAAGAATCACATCCTTACGATGACAGAAGTTGAAGATACTAGAATTGAGAACTACTACAACACATCTGTAGAAAAACATATCACACAACTCTCTTCAACAAGAGATGCTTTAGAACCTCAAAAGTTTTCTAGAAACATGGGTAACCTAGGTTCAGTAAAAGAAACTAAAAAGTTTCTAGAAGAGTTATTTAAAAGAAGCTAAAAGCTACAACCTCTCTTGAACCCTGACAGAGTTATTCTACTAAGTTTCTGAGGTCTTGTCAAGCGGTTGACATATGTTCGTCGTTAACTTATAATAATTGTACGAGAAAGCAAACCAAGTTAATGAAGAAGAAGACAGAGTATTACGTCAACAATAAAGAATTTTTGGAAGCAATCTCCATCTACCGTGCCCGCGTGATCAGGGCAAAGGAGTTAGGTAAACCGCGACCTCGTGTCACAAACTACCTAGGAGAATGCTTTCTGAAGATTGCCACACACTTATCATACAAACCAAACTTTGTCAACTACATGTTCCGTGAGGACATGATCTGTGATGGCATTGAAAACTGTCTTCAATACATTGATAACTTTGATCCAGAGAAATCAAAGAACCCGTTTGCTTACTTCACTCAAATCATCTACTACGCTTTCCTTCGTCGCATTCAGAAAGAAAAGAAACAGATGGAGATCAAGAACAAAATTCTTGAGCGTTCAGGATATGACGAAGTGATGCACACCGACACATATGATGGTAGCATGGCTGGTATGAACGCTTCCTATTCTGATATGGGCAGCATCAAAGAAAACATTGAAATTAGGATGAACCGATGACGACTAGAACTTTTGTTGATAAGAACGGTAATACCTGGGAGTGGGATGAAACTAAAGAAACCCAGAAAGCAGTTGAGCGTCTTCATCAAACTATGAGACAGTTGAAAGCAGAAGATGATAAACTAGGTTATGACACAAATGGAAAGTGAGTATGAGTGGTTTGAAACACCCTATGGAAAATTCAGAGTTGCAAAGACAAGGTTTGGAACGTGGAATAGCTTTGGTGAGGATGGCACGGAATACATCACAGGAATTGAGGAAGACATTGTGGTGGCAGGAACGAAATTCTACTTGGAAGGTGTCGCTACCAACTGGGCAAACAGCATCTCTTCCCAGAAATTTGATGGAACTGTAGGAGGTAAACTATGAAAGAAACTGAATCATACGAACAACTCTTAGAGAGATTTCGTAAACGTACAAAACAACTTACTGCTAGGATGGACGAGTTGTTTGCATCCCATCAAGAGTATGTTAAACTGGAACGAGACATTGACCGTCTTGAGGGATCCATCCAAGCAGTAGAGTATCTTGCATACGGCAAACTGCCAGGTGATGGTAACCACGATGGTATGAAAGATCACAAACCTAGAGTATGAAAATTGCACTGATTACTGACCAGCACCTTGACGGAAGGAAAGGATCTCTGGCGTTCTGGGATTACTTCCAGAAGTTTTATGACAATATCTTTTTTCCAACTCTAGAGAAAGAAGGCATCACTACTGTTATTGACCTTGGCGATACTTTTGATAATCGCAAGTCAATGGACTTTAATAATTTTCATCGCGTAAAAACAAACTACTTTGATCGCTTAGAAAAATATGAAGTTCATATGCTTCTTGGTAATCACTGCACGTATTACAAAAATACCAATAAAATTAACTCACCAGAACTTCTGCTAGAGCAGTATGGAAACATCACAATCTACTCAGAACCAAAGCACATCAAACTCGGAAGTAAAAAGTTCCTCATGTTACCTTGGATTAACAGGGAGAATTCTGAAGAGGTCTTGGGACTACTTGAGACGAGTGAAGCAGACATTTGTTGCGGTCATCTTGAACTCACGGGATTTGAGGTAACACCAGGAATGAAGATGGATCATGGCATGGATGCCAATTTGTTCCATCGTTTCAAGCGTGTGTGGTCTGGACACTTCCATCACAAGTCAAAGAAAGGGAATGTTCAGTATCTCGGCAACCCTTATCAGATGTTCTGGAATGATTATAAAGACACTCGTGGATTCCATATCTACGATACTGAAAGTGACAAACTTAAGTTTGTCCAGAATCCCTACGAGATCTTTGAAAAGATCGTCTACGATGACACGATGGGGAACTACAACGAACTTGATGTGTCTGACTATAAAGACAAGTACATCAAGATCATTGTCAGTGAAAAGCGAGACTACCAAATGTTTGAAACATTGGTTGATCGTCTTTACAACGTAGGCGTCCACGATGTCAAGATTGTTGAAACCCTAGTTGACACAGACATTGCTGATGATGTAGAATTGAACACAAAGGATACTCTGACCTTGCTCGGTGAATACATTGACGAGATTGAATTGCAGGTAGATAAAACCGACCTCAAGAAATTAATGCAGTCTCTCTACATAGAATCATGCGAGGTAGTGTAAGTGCATGTTTATAATCACACTTAAAGATATACCATCTGGCGTATACTCTGTCTTTGACGAAAACAAAGACAGAATTATTCCTGTATTTGAAGACGAAGATGACGCCACACGTTATCTTCTTCAATTAGAGGAAGATGATGAGACTCCAGAATTGGAAATCAATGGTGTTGATATAGATGCATTAGTCCATGCATGTATTGTTCAAGGACAAAAGTATTCAATTATTTCTTCTGACGACTTTATTATCCCCCCACCTGATAGAGAATGATTATTTTTAAAAAAATCCGTTGGAAAAATTTTCTATCAACGGGCAATGTTTTTAGTGAAGTTGATCTGACATCAGCAAGAACTAATCTAATCGTTGGAACCAACGGAGCAGGTAAGAGCACCATTTTGGATGCTCTTACTTTTTCTCTGTTTGGCAAACCATTTCGTAAGATCAATAAACCGATGCTTGTGAATAGCATCAATGAAAAAGATTGTCTTACTGAGATTGAGTTTTCTATTGGCAAACTGGATTACAGAGTCATTCGTGGAATCAAACCAAATAAGTTTGAGATCTATTGTAATGATCAATTGTGGAATCAGGAGAGCTCTCTTGTAGAACAACAAAAGAACTTTGAGCAGAACGTGCTCAAGATGAACTACAAATCTTTCACTCAGATTGTGGTGCTAGGTTCATCAACGTTTGTTCCATTTATGCGTTTGCCTTTGGCACAACGCCGTGAGATCATTGAAGACATCCTTGACATTCAAGTGTTCTCTACAATGAATATTCTTCTCAAGGATAAAGTTAGGGAGAACACTGAAGATCTTAGAGAAGTTGATTATCAAATTGATCTACTGAAAGACAAGATTGATATTCAAAAACAGAACATGCTCTCCTTGCAGAAAAGAACTCAAGAAGAGATTGATCGTAAGCAAGAAAAGATTAACGAGTATAAAAAAACCGAACTCCAAGGTGCCGAAGATGTCACGGTTTTGACACAACAAATTGGTATTCTTAATGAAGAAATGAAAGAGTATCAAACTTCTAGTGAAAAGATCAAGAAGTTAAACACTTTTCTTATCAAAGTACAGGGTAAGTTAAACTCTTGTCAAAAAGAACATGAGTTCTTTGAGAAAAATCATGTGTGCCCTACCTGCACACAAGAACTTTCCGAAACACTTCGTAACGAAAAGATTGAAGAAGGTAAGACCAAATCTGATGAGATGCTTGTTGGATATAATGATATCCTTAAAGCAATTGGTGAAGAAGAAGTGAGGTTCAACAAGTTTAGTGAACTATCTACTGAAGTTAATAACATTAACACCACCATTTCTCAGACTAACTTTCAGTTGATGACGATCCGCAAGCAAGTGGAATCACTGCAAGATGAGATCAAAGAACTTGAAGGTGAAAACGTTGATAAGAAAGCAGAGTTTGATAAACTGCAAACTCTTGTAAATGAAAAGAAAGAATTAAGCGGTCAGCATGTTACACTGAAACAGGACCGAGATGTCTTGACGACAGCAGGTCAACTCCTCAAAGACAATGGTATTAAGTCTAGAATTATCAAGACTTATCTTCCTACCATGAATAAGTTGATTAACGATTTCTTACAAAGAATGGAGTTTTATGTCAACTTCACCCTTAATGAGAACTTTGAGGAGATCATCAAATCTAGATACCGTGATGTGTTTTCTTATGATAG